TACTTGTGGCTTCTTGGCCATATTCAGTTGTGCATTATGAAGAAGTTTTTCCTTCTTTGCTTTTGCTTTCAGATAACGAACAAAATGAGTATTCATTTGGCCACCTCTTGGTTATCACAAGGACGATATGAAACCCCACGATATACATTCTGTGGATGTAGTGGGGAATGAGTCTTCTCATACCAAGATACATATTCTTTCTTGGTATCTTCGGTGTTATACTTACACCCTCTATAAGTGACTTGCGCCATTTGCTTTGCTCCTTTACTTGGTTTGTAAATTCGCGTTGCTTCTCCTTAATGGATACTTCCGCCGGCCTTGCCGGTCAACGATAGAAGTATTGTACTCCCTATCCCTATATATGTCAAGGGGTAGCCGTTGATACAGTTTTGTAACTGGCTGATACCAAACTATGTTAAGATTTACAAACAAATCAACGCTGAACGAATTCTAGTTTATATCGCTCTGGTTTTAGTTGTTCGACAATAACATCACAACCAATTTTTGGATTACAATCACCACAGGTGAAGATGTCCACAGCAGCATCGCCAGTCTCAGGCCAAGAATGAATTGTAATATGACTCTCCGAAAGCAAACATAAAACAGTAACTCCCTGGGGATCAAATTGCTTAAAAATTGTCTGACAAACTGTTGCCCCACTTATTGTTGCGGCATTTTCCAATAAATCAATAAGAAAATGCACATCGTTGAGATGTGCATAAGTACAACCGTAGAGATTTAAAAGATAATGCTTTCCCATCAATCGACTGGATCCTCTTCGTATTCTTTAATTAGATTGGAAACTAGAGTCTCATTGCCGTCCATTGTTTTAATTTGGTACAGTGGGGATTTCATATATTTCTTGATTTTTTTATATTTTTTAATTAGGTCTTTCACTTCATCTTTATAGATGATGACATTTGGCTTATTGAATCCATTGCTCATTTCTTTTTCTTTTCCTCTTTTGTCTTATTGCCCCAAAGCCTTGGGTTAGTTCTGCCATACCCAAAATCTATCTTTCGGATTGCATTAGAACCAAATTTGTCATAATATAAATCAAAAATATCTACTCTTTTCCTACCTCGGCAGACATCAACATAATTTACACCAGCAACTTCATAATAAACCAAATAAGCATCATTAGGAACTGATGTGTCTTTTACTTGTTCTGGAGTAGCGTTTTCATAGATTAATTCACAGCCATATACAGAATTAATTTTTTCTTTCTCTTCTTTTGTCCATTCTACCATGTTCTCTTTAGCAATAGTCTTCATGAACGCCCTCCCCATTGAATATCAGGATATGCATCTCTCACGATTTGGTGGGTTATTTTATATTTATCAGTAAGTCGCTTATCTTTAGTCAAGATCAAAATTTCTGCTTCTAGTGGGTGTAGACCCTCAAGCAAATTGATGAACATTGTCTCTCTGCGAATTCTAGGGAGTTCAATATTGCCTCCCCGAATAAAATTATAGAAAATGTGTGCCTCTTTTCTCAAAGAAGTTCTCTGAGTTGCCATTTGTGCATCCATTTTGCTGGGATTATTGAGCTGCTTCTCAATACTTTTGGATAGAGTGTCATTTCCGGATGTTTGCTCTTGCACACCGGAATATGGAACATCGCCTTCTGGTAATTCGGAAATAACACTCTCATCAAAATTCCAAATCAAAATAGCAACAAGAGCATCATTACGATACTCTTGTAGAATTTCCACTTTCTTTTGTGCCGTTCGTTGTTTGGAAGCTAACTCAAGAATCTCGTGTTGAAATGGATTTGGCTGTAGTTTTACTGGTTCACTCTTCGCAGCTGTCGTCTTCGTCTTCGTAGTAGTCATTTAAATCTCCTTCAAATCTTAAAGCAAGTATTTCGTCTGGAATAATATTTCCATTTCTATCGAAAAATTCTGGGTGCATATATGGTAATTTATTATCTGCAATATGCTGACTTACCACCCAAACTATAAGTCCGCCAACAAGGAAGAACAAAATTGAAACAAGAATACTTAGTGTTATTGCTACTGATACCATTGTTCTTTCTCCTAGGAATTTCGTTTTTTTATCTGAAATTCAATGCGAAAATGAAATTCCCTGGAAAAAAGAGAAACCATTTTCCCATAAACAAAATTAAAAAGACTTGGTTCCTCCTTTTTCTTACTATTTCGGAGCATTAGCTCCATACCTCTATTTATCCGTAACTTTCTTGCGTCTCCCTGGTCGTTTGTCATAAAGATATTTCTCGGTATCACTTATAATGGAGTCAAGGTAGTTACGAATTTTCCGAGCAAATGGTTTAGATAGGTAGCCATATGCTTCCCTCAGTTGCTTATGTACTTCGTCTTGTCCACCTTCCAAATATGTATCTAAGTCTTCAACAAGCAATTTGAGATTAGCTGCAGTGCTACTTTCCAGGAATTGCTTTGCCTCGGCTCGTTTTGCTTCTTTTCCTTTTAGATATTGATAAAAATTCATTACAAATTTTTGTTCTGAGAAAGCATAATCAATTGCTTTCTCTACATCGAAGCAATACTCTTCCATCTACACAATTCCATTTTCTTTTAGGTATTTGACAGTATCTGTACAACCACCCAGATGTTCTTCGCCCATAATAACCTGTGGGAAAGTGGATCCTGTGCCAAATTCGGCATAAAACTCTTCTTTAGAAAAGTCTTCTCCGAGGTTATAGACGACATGATCTAGATTAGAAAGTTTGAGAACTTGTTTGATTTTTTCACAGTACGGACAACCATCTTTGGAATAAACAGTGAATTTCATTTTGTTAAATATGTTACTTTTTAGGAAATATTTAGTAATTAGTTGGAGTTTCACGATTGGTCATGTCTCCTTTCCCTTCCAATGTGCGAACAAACAATTCAGTGAATCGTTCCATCTTCATGGGATGAACTGATGCCGGATGATCATTGATGGCATTTTTGAGAACTGTAAGCTCGTTCCACTCTTCTTGTGTAAGCATCATAATTTTTGCGTCTTCCATGACAGTGTAGCACAGGATACAACTATCTATGGAAGATTTAACTATTTTCTTAATGTTCAGAATAGACCACCAAAAAATGAAGACCCGTTCCCACCACCTCCATCTTTCTTCATTTTTTCGGCAATCTCATCAAGCTTATCCGAAAACTGTTCCATTTGTACAATACGATCAATTCCGACAACAAGTTCAGAAATTCCGTGCGCAATGCTTGACTTTTCCGAACGAGCAGCGTTTGCTAGTGCGGCACGAAGATAGCTTTGTGCTTCTTCGAGATTTTCCTTTACATTTTTTGATAGTGCCATGAGTTTTCCTCGTTTACTTTACTATTTTAGCAGATGTGGGGACACAGAAAAGTGCGGATGACCGCACTACGCCTTCCGAAGCTCAAAGGAGCCATCGCCACGATCAACCCATTCCAGTCGATCATTTTCTTTCCAGCCGACTTTTTCTAGTAGATCATCTGGCAATGTAACCAAACAATCACCAGTCAACCCATCAACTTCCACTGGAAGAGTCCATTTTTCGTTTTTGGGAGAGATAGAAGCACCAGAAGTAATAGTTTCGCTGGTCTCTTTAATCCAGAATCCATCATCAGTCATAGTGTATCCAGCTTTAATCATCTGGTCATAAGTTCTCAGTTGATTGAGTTCATCCAAAGAAGTATCAATACCGGCATCCCACCCTTCATAATACTCACGCTCATGAATAGCAGCTTCATAACCTTCAATATCATCTTGGTCATTGAACAAAGCAAGAAATTCATAAGCACGACCACATAAGTGCTTATGGTAGTGATATTGTTCTTGTGCTATCTTTTTTATCTCTTTATGGACATCTTCTGGTGGAATGTCACTTCCTAACACATCAAAAAATAATTCTTTAAATCTGTAATTGAATGTATCAAGTTCCACAATCAAACCTCTCGCGAATCAATTTTGTTTTCTAGTTCATAAAGTCGGTTTGTGGTTTCTGTGTTCTCTTGCTCAAGAGCTTCAATCCTTTTTGTGAGGTTAACAATAGTTCCCATCAATGAATAGTCAACTCCAGTCAAGTCATCAACTTTACCATAGACTGACTCATAATCTTTTAAGTTCATGGTTTTTTAATTTGGCGAAATGGAATGTTTAGAGTATCTTCATATTTCAATGGACAGCCTTCGGTTGACCCATACTTGGATACCCATTTACGCAGAAGCATTTTAGCACATTCTGGGCGAATTGAAAAAGCTTCTGCCCTGGTCTGAAAATACTCACGAGACTTCTTTGGGTAAGACTCTGCTTCCTCTAGTGTAGAGTATTCCAACTGAGACAGAGAATATAGAAAACTTGTCTTATTTTCTTCAGTTGGATTCTCAACTAAATGATCAATCATTTCGAACATAATGAATTTTCTTTTCTGGCGTGTTGAGCTGCTTTTTGATGAACTTTGTTGCAGATTCTAAAGAATAAAATTTAACTATTTTTGGAAATACTTCAACTTCCATAAAATTAAACCAAAGAAATAATTTTCTGTATTGTGGGAAAAAACAAATTTCTCCGTTGAGATCTGCCTTTTCGACTATTCGATACTTCATTTGGGTTGAATGGGTATTGGCCTAGTGTACTCC